ATCAAACTCATAGACCCACGTGTCATTAAACTTGATGCGATAGTTCGTGATGATTTTTTTAATCAACTTGCACGGACTGGGGTTAATAAAAAGAAAAACGCAATATGGAAAGACATTGATAAGAATGGTTTTTCCTTTGGTGAGGTTCCCCCTATCGTTTTGTATGTGGTGGAGACCGATACCTATTATCTACTAGATGGTGTCACACGTGTTGGTAAACTGGATGAAGACTTCGTCGAAGAATGTATCTTCGAAGTGTTCGAGATTCAAAACGAACCTTCTGAAGCAAAACTCAACGACATTCGTGTTTCACTGGGACTCATCTACAACCTCTACAAGAAACAAAGTGGGGATGCGACTCTAGAAGATGTCAAGGTGGGAATGATCACCAAGACCGAAGGTCACTTCTCTACGTTAGGCCAACCTTACGACGAAGATCAGATCAGTACTTACGTCACTGCAGAAATGCAAGAGATTGATGTCAATGGAGTGTTTACGGATGCTCAGATTGCACAGGTGGTGGACTATGTGGTCAAAGACAAGATCGGTGATGACAATGGAGTCAGACACTTTCCTAGTGGTGCGAGTAAATCCAAGATATGGGAACTGATGGGTATCGACCCTGATGGTCGACATACCAAATGGATACTTGCAGCTGCAACTTCAGAAATGAAAATCTTTAACATGGTGGCGGAGTTAGACTTCAACAAGATTGGTTGGGAAGATGTCGACACGGTGAATATATTACTATACTGTGGTACCGTAGGTGGTTCCACTGCGAAAGAGAAAAGAAAAGATTGGGAACACCAACTCTCTACTGCATTTGAAAAATTCATGCGAGTGAAGAAAGGTTTTATGAACAACACTGGACGTGTGGTCAATGCAAAGAAGAGAGGTGCATTACCGACGATTCATTTACACTCTGCACTTCCAGCGGTATGGGCGTATGATGAGTTGTATCCTATGAACAAACCTGTCAAGTTCAAAGGTAACAAATACCTGAACCCTGACAACCTAGACACGGAGATTTAATGGTGTCAAAATTACAGTTCACTGATGAACAGAAAGAACAGATTGGAAAACTAAAATCCAAACGTATCTTTAAGAGTGCAACACCTAAGTACACTCTTGACTGGTACGTGAAATGGGTTGCAAGTTTTTTCGTACTGGGTGCAATGTCCCTACGTGGTATACCTGAGTATAGCATGTTGGACTTATACCTATCCTTAGTGGGGATTACACTATGGTTATGGGTGAGTATATTATGGCAAGATCGTGCATTGATCTTGTTGAACGGAGTTGGACTACTGTTTCTGATTCGCACATTAGCAGAAAAGATACTATTAGTCTAGTCTAAATATAAATATGAGAATGGTATTACAGAACTACGGTGACTGTGTCATTTACACAGAGAGACCGTTTGGGTACCGAAGGTACATCGTAGAATGGGAAGATCACAACGAACTCTTTTCAGGTCTATGGTATAAAGAAAAAGATGTGATTGAACATGTCGAGAGACGACTGTTCTTTGCAAAAGGTGATGATTATGATCGAATGGCTAATTAATTTATTTTGGGCACCACTGGTGTTCTTACAATTCTTTGTCATGGCAATCTTTTGGACAACCATGATAGGAATCACTGTTGTAAGTTTTAAGTATGCTTACAACGAATTTATGCAACCCTACTTAGAGGATTACTTCACTGCAAGAAGTAAACGTAGAAGAGTAGACGACGACGATATAGACTGGGAGTCAGGTATATGAGCGACAGTATGATTTTATTACACATAGTGTTCATTCTTGCATGTGCAGGAGGAAGTTGGGTAGCAGGTTGGAGTCAAGGTAAGAAAGACATTATCAATATGTTCATCGACGACGGCATCACCACTTCAGAAAAACTTATAAAGTTTTATTCACTCGACAAAAAATAGTGAACACTATATAAAAAGACAACAAGGTATATTATGGACATATTAGCGATCAATACATCACACGATACTTCTATCGTAACTGCGAAAGATGGTATCATCACCAACGTATGGGAAGAAGAACGACACAGACGATCTAAGTACTGGTCACCGAAACCTTCTGACTGTAATCTGTTAACACTAGTGCAACGTGGAGTGTCACAACCTGATCACCTCATCTTTGCATCATTCGACAGACGAGTCCTCCGAATAGAATTTTCCAATGAAGTCAGAGAAGACCGTTTACTCCAACGTGACATTGCAAATGCATTCGCACACGAACAAGTCACCATGAGTCGTTTACGAGACATCGAAGAAGAGTTCAATAAAGACCAAGAAAGAAAACGTATCTTCATTAATCATGATAAAGAAGGTGACAATGAAATCAACAAGGTCATTTCAGAACAGTTAGAATCAAAAGAGTTTGTCTTTGATGAAACCAAACACCACCTGTATCATGCAGAGAGTGGTTATTACTTTTCACCATGGTACAAAGATGATGAACCTGCAATCGCAATTACATGGGATGGTGGGGGCGCACAACCCAACTACAAACAGTATCCCAATTACCAAGAGATCGAATCCATTTATTTTTGCGAAGGTAAAACCAAACAACCCAAGTTACAATGGCAACGTCTATCCAATCATCGTGCATTAGGAGAATGGAAAGCACACGGTTTTCAAAATATGTTAGAGAACTGTTTAGATTGTCCTGATGATGCAGAGGTCATCATCGAAGGTGTTCCAACAGTGTTAACGTCTGCACCATCGTGTGGAATGAACTTCAGTAATCTATCCTATGCATTGGGATGTGATGCAGAAGGACGTGCAGCTGGTAAAGTCATGGGGATGGCTTCTTATGCAGAACAACCTCCAAGAGACAATGTGTTTACAAGACATACCGTTGCACAACAATGTGAGTTAGAGTCCCTAGAACACTCTGTAAAGGTTATTCAACGTGCATTAGACCTAAACCCTAACTGCAATCGAATCGTGCTCTCAGGAGGGTTCTCATTGAACTGTACGAACAATTACAAATATATGGAAAGGTTCCCTGAGGTTGACTTCTTTGTTGACCCTGTACCTCATGATGGTGGTACTGCAATAGGAGCCGCACTTTGGTTACATAGGGAGTTATCATCATGATCGTTACACAAATACACAGAGACTTAGATTCCGTTCTAGATGAACTGATTGAGAATCAACAGATTGTTGCAATCTATCAAGGTCATTCAGAATGGGGCCCACGTGCATTGGGTAATCGTTCTATCATGTTTGACCCTAGACATCCTGATGCAAAGAACATCGTTAACTCCATTAAGATGAGAGAAGAGTACAGACCATTTGCATGTAGTGTATTAAGAGAACATGCGAATGAATATTTTTATATGAACCAGTTAGAGAAGTATGGTTCACCTTACATGTCTTTTGCAATTCAATCAAGAGACAAAGCATACCAAGAGATTCCTACACTCGTTCATGCAGACGGAACCTGTAGAATCCAAACGGTTACCGAAGAAGACAATCCAGTCTATTATAATCTTATCAAAAAGTTTGGAGAGAGAACTGGGACTCCTATTATCTTTAACACTTCATTTAACCTAGGTGGTGAGTCATTAGTGGAGAGTGTCTATGATGCGATTGACACTTGCAATCGTTCAATGATTAATCATTTGTATATTCCTGAAGAAGAAGGAGATATATACATACCTAATGAAGCACTAAGATTCAAGTCACCTGACCCTGAAGATTATGAAAACAAGTTCAGCGAAAGCAAAGGGTAGAAAACTACAACAGTGGTTTACCAAACTTCTAGTCGAGACACTAGGGGCAGACGAAGAGGACATTGAATCGAGACCGATGGGTTCTCAAGGTGAGGACATCATCATGGGAAAACAGACTAGACAAATCTTTCCTTATAGTGTAGAATGTAAGAATCAGGAGGCAGTAAACGTGTGGAAGGCATACGAACAGGCAACTGAGAACTGCAAAGGATACGAACCATTGGTTGTGATTAAACGCAACAGAACAAAACCACTAGTGTTAGTGGATGCAGAATATTTTGTGGAGTTACATAAGAAATGAGTGAACAAATAAGAACAGATTTAATGGATTCTAAAGTCCTAGATTTTCCTGAAGAGAAACATGATCTAGGAGACGGAAGAACAATAACAGGTAAGTCATCAGTTGAAAGAGTTGATGGTATGACTAGGTTACCTTTTGGGCCACCTATCTATGTTGGTAAACTTGCAAACTACGTAGTGCATGAAGTTCAAAGTGCAATCGACAAAGTACGTGGTGACCCTGAGAGAGACTTTGGTGATAGACTTGCAGGACGAATCATTGAACAATTAAACATTAGTGACATAGTGTCAGACAGAGTGTACGGTCACCTTATGTTACACACTAAAAACTTCTTAGAAGGAATTGAAACTGCAACTGGTTATGCGGCAGACGAACTACTTGAAAATTTAAAACAACAACAGTTGGGTGTCGATGCATTGTGGGTCAACATTCAAAAGGCAAAAGAATACAATCCTCCCCACGTACATGATGGTATGTTCTCTTTTGTTTTCTATGTACAAAATGACATTCCTTATGAGGAGGCAATTCAAAATCATTATGACAATCAGAAAGGTCAACAACTTGCAGGTTCACTTGAGTGTAGATACGGTGAACACATTTGGATGAACTTCTCACAGTTTCAACACTATCCTAATGTGGGTGACATCATCATGTTCCCATCATGGTTACAACATAGTGTCCACCAATTTTATCAAGAGGACAGAGAACGAATTAGTGTTGCAGGTAACATACAACAATTTTATCCACCAACTATAGAAGAGTAATGAACACCATACAAGAGAGAATGAGAAATAAGGCCATCGATGCACTCGGTCAAGTCGAGGGTGTCATAGATGATCTTATGGAAAAAAAGAAAACATCATTCTCCATGTATAAACTTTTAAAACAGTTGGGTTATAGTTCAAGAGTTGTTCAGTATATGAAAGGACACTTTGATCACATCGTCTTTGAATTAAAGAACGAAGAAAAGTGTGAACAACTATCAGAGGCATACAACTTCCTCACTGCAAAACAAAAAGAGAGAATCATCAAAACCATTCAAGGGTTTGAAGATGACATTGACAAATACATTGAAGAGTACAAACCAGTTCGTAAGGTTCGTATTAAAACTCCTGCTCAACTCGTTAAGAAGTTACCCTTCTTAGATGAGTGGGAACAATTTAAATCTGTAGACCCAAAAGAAATCATTCGTGCAAGAACATTATTTACATACAATACTTCAAGTAAGAAACTTACTCAGTTCGATGGACACTTGAGTGTCAAAGGTTCACGTATCATAGGATACGACTCATGTTCAGAAAAGACCTTGACAGATTCCAAGTTACTTGATAGACTGTATAGAGGTGGTAATATTATTGCACAAAAGTTTATGGAAGAGATTCCAAGAAGTAAATTAAAAACAGGAAACGATCTTATTACCAAAAATACATTATTAATAAAAGTGATTAAATGATTTTAATAGATTTTACTCAGACCATAATTGCAGGTCTGATGGCACAATTGAAGATGAATGATGGTGAGGTGTCGGAAGATTTACTTCGTCACATGATTCTTAATTCAGTACGTAATTACCAAAAGAGATACAGTGGTGATTACGGTCAAATAGTTCTTTGCACAGATGCACCTAATCCATGGAGAAGAGATTACTTCCCACAATACAAAGCGAATCGTAAGAAGGCTCGTGATGCATCTGACATGGATTGGAAGTTTATCTTTGATACACTACATCAAGTTAAGATGGAAATCAAAGAGAACTTTCCGTACAAGTATATGTACGTAGAAAAGGCAGAGGCAGATGATATCATTGCAGTGTTAGTAAAACACTTTGCAGAACAAGAAGACATTCTTATTGTGAGTGGAGATAAAGATTTCCAACAGTTACATAAGTATCGTGGAGTGCAACAGTTCTCACCTAACCTGAATAAAATGATTCAGTGTGATGACCCTGATGTATTCCTTAAAGAACATATCTTACGTGGTGATAAGTCAGATGGTATACCAAACATTCTATCTAATGATAATTGTTTAGATGAAGGTATTAGACAAACTCCACTTCGTAAACCAGTGGTCGATAAGTATCTCAGAATTAGTATTGAAAACGATGATAAATACTATCGTAACTATTTAAGAAACCAAACTCTAATTGATTTGGATTTCATACCTGAAGATATGGAAACTAATATCCTTAACGAGTTTGATAGTTTGGATGTTCCTAGTGGGTTAGTGTTTGACTACCTAAGGAAACATCGTTTGAATGAACTTCTAAATAATATTGAGGATTTTAATTTATGAGTGAAGAAAAGAAAAGAGGTAGAGGGAGACCAAAGGGTGCTCCTAACAAACCTAAAATGGAATTAGTGACTGAGAGAGTTCGTCTTACTAATGATGCAAACGTATATGAGATTCTTTGTCAGACTGACCTAGTGTTAGGAGAGAATGAAGAGTTTGCAATCAATGGTCTAAGAACTTTTGCAAGTCGAAACGGTGCAGTAGAAAAAGTACTGCAATGGTTATTTGATGATAATATTAATTCAACACTACCTGATGGTAAAACACCTTACGGTGAGAATCAGGCACCAGCTGGAGATTTATCAGAAACATCATTGAGATTTGAATTTAAAAAGTTCAAGTATTTTGTAACAGAACAAGTACCACAAGTTCGTAGAGAATCATTGTGGATTCAACTGTTAGAAGGCATTCCCAAAGAGGAAGCAGTGTTAATTGATTTAGTTAAAGACAAGGTAAATCCTTTTAAAAATATCAATAAAAAGTTTGTTCAGGAAGCATTTCCGAACACTGTATTTAACTAAATATTAGTGTCGCCAGAGACTATACATAGAAACACCAAGGAAAGGGGATTAATCACTTTCCGATATAGAACCTTTCTAGTCGTGTGCGACTCCATGGATATTATGAGGTAAAATTATGGCAGAAGATGTGACCCCATCAGAGTTTAGTCAAACTCCACCTGAACCTTCAGAGAAGGAACAGATACAAAATCGCATTAACAATTTTAAAGTAGGTGTAACACCACAGGTTGCACAGATCACTAGTGCATTGTTAGAATCACATTTAAAGAACGGTCAGGCAAAGTTAACAGAACTTGAGGCTTTGATTGCAGTACGTGATGATGTAACTAACGGTCTTGCAGAATACAATCGTTCAGTTGAAGTTGCAACAAATAGATTAAATGAGATTGCAGTTGAAGAACAACAGGAAAAAGAAATTGAACTTGCAAAACGCAGAGAACAAGAGAAACAAAAATTAGTTGAAGAAAGACAACTAAGAAAATCATTAGAAGATAGACTTAAACATTTAGAGGCATTGTTGGGTGAGTCTAAGTCTGCAGTAGAAAATATTGATAGACAAACACCTGAACAAGAACAATCTGACCATTTTGAGTCATGGGAGAAATGGACACCTCCGACACTTCAACCTGAAAAACCTAAGTCTAAAGCATGGGATTTAATTCGTGCAGGAAGACCAAAGACTGTAGAGATTGAAGAAAACAATATCACAGAAGAACCTGCAAAAGGTTTAGACGATGTAACACCTGAAGAGTGGGACAATGCAAACAGAGGTCTCTATCATCATCTAAAGACTGATGAAGAACATTCAGAGTCTGTCGCAAAGGATGGTGCAACCCTTCATCAATCAGAAGTCACAACACCTTTCACAGAAGATAAAGAACTTGCAGAAAAGGTTGAAGAGACAAAACAAGCATTCAAAGATTTTAGTGAACAAGAGATCAAAGATTGGGGTGAAGACTTACCTGTAGAATCTTTCACTGATGAAGATTATAAAGACCCTGCAGAAGATCAAACTGCATGGGAAGAGTGGCAGGATACAGAGGATTCATTACCTGACCTTGAAGACATTGAATCAGAATTTAATGTAACACAAGATGACACAGAATCAGAACCTGACTTTAGTAAACCAATAGTGTCAGCTGGTAATGCACCTAGTGTAAGACAAACATTATCAAGTGGGGACTCCGTCGAAGCGAAGGTACCTGATCTTAAAATCGTAACAACTGCAGATACAGAAGAAGAACTCTTAGAGAAACTCAAAGAGAAGTATGCAGATGAACCTGAACCTAAACCTGAAGAAGAGGAATACGATGAGATTGTAATCCCTAGTCGTTCAGAGTTAGAGGGTTTAACTAAAGCAAAAATTAAACAAGAAGCAGATAGATTAGACTTTGATGTAAATGCAACTCAATCAAAAGCAAAAATGATTGACGAGTTTGTATTACGTACAGAAGAATTTATCCAGTCACTAACTGAAGATGAAGAGAGTGGTTTCATATCTGCAACTGAAACAGATGAAGGTGGTGAAACAGATGGTGACGACGATCACAGGGACGGTGGCTACTTCTAGTCCATCGACAGTTAGAGAATTAAAACAGGACGAGGTAAGTCGAGAGTTTAAATTTCAGCAAGAAGTTGCAGACGATTTACTTCGTTTTGATTTCCCCAAAGACTACACAATGAAATTAGGGTGTCAGTTCGACACACCTTATGTAAGATTATATAAAGACAATGACACTTTAATCTTCTCAGTGTTAGAACAACCATTGGGTGATCATATTCTTTTATCACCTAACTTATGGAATCCAACCAAGTCACCAACAACAACAAGTTTATCTGAATACGAAGATCATCAATTCTTTTGCGTACCACGTCATTATGCAGAAGAGTTTAATGTAGGTGATGACATCACTTACACTTATGTAAACGAAACTGAAGATAGGGAAAGATACATCACATGCTCGACGACAAAAACATAATCCCTACTACTGCAGTTGACCAGTTTGATTTTCTTGAACATAGAAGAGAACAAGAAAAGAAACATTGGAAAAGGATAGGAGGTCAAGATGACCCACTCATGTCGATTCTTACAGTTGAAATTAATACTACTGAGTTGTGCAATCGTACATGTGTCTTTTGTCCGAGACATGACCCAACAGTATTTCCCAATAGGCAACTCCACCTTACAATTAAGGGTGCTGAAACCATTGCAGAAGAATTAGCAGACAATGGATACCAAGGTAAAATATCTTTTAGTGGATTCGGTGAGAACTTATTAAATCCATGGTTCCCACAGATCATATCAACCTTTAGACATGCACTACCACAAGCGACACTAGAGTGTAACACTAACGGTGACAAGTTAGATGTAGATTATGCAATACGAATTGCAAAATCAGGTTTAGACTTACTCTATATAAATCTATATGATGGGCCTGAACAGATGGAACACTTTGATGAGATAATGAAAAGTGCAAGAATCCCCCAAGACAGATACAAGTATAGAATGCATTGGGGTGACTTTGAGAAACACGGATTAATTTTAAACAACAGGAGTGGAGTCATTGACTGGGTCGGAATTGAAGAAACAGATATTAAAAAATTACAAGGTAAACCGTGTCACTATCCTTTTTATAAAATGTTTGTTGATTGGAATGGTGATGTTTTATTCTGTTCCAACGATTGGGGTAGAGAACACGTTGTAGGAAATCTTTTACAACAATCTCTATACGATGTATGGTTCAGTAAACCTATGAATAAAATTCGTAGGAAACTTGCAAAGGGAGACCGTTCACAGTCCCCTTGCAATAAGTGTAGTGTTGATGGTTCACTATTTGGTAAACCATCATTTGACATTGTGAACAAACACTTGGAGAATAGATGATTAAGAAACATAAGAAGATTATGATCATGGGATTGCCTGGTTCAGGCAAGACTACACTTGCAAGGGAGTTAGCGTACCACTTCCTTATGCCTCATATTAACGCAGATACTACTAGAGAGAATTTCAAAGATTGGGATTTCTCTGAGGAAGGTAGAGATAAACAAGCGAGAAGAATGGGGTCAGCACTTTTTGGTATTTTGGATTTTGTTTGTCCTACTCAAAAGACAAGAACTCTAACGGATGCAACCTTTACTATTTGGATGGATACGATTAAAGAGTCAGAGTATGAAGACACGAATGCATTATTCGAACCACCAACAGAAGATGAGTACGATATAAGGATAACAGAATGGATTGGACTAGACCAACTACGCAACTCCTTGGAAGGTTCCAGCCCTGGCATAGAGGGCATCTCGAACTATTTAAGCGAGGAATTTCCAAAACTGGTCAAGTAGTAATACTACTCAGGAAGGAAGACGGTACAGACAGTAACCCATATAATTTTGGGGAAAGAGTAAAATTTATTAGTGAAGACTTAAAGAAACATGGATTCACTCGTACATTGGATTATGATATAGTCGAAGTACCAAACATTACACATATAACTTATGGACGTGATGTAGGGTATAAGATTGAACAAGAACACTTCGATAAGGAGATCGAAGACGTAAGTGCAACAGAAATAAGGAATGGACTCTATAAAGAAAACTCTAGCTAAAACTTTTAGTTGGAGAATTACAGCAACAATAACAACCATATTAATTGCATGGGCGATTACAGGTGACTACAAAGTAGGACTTGCAATTGGTGGAGTAGAGTTCATTGCAAAAATGTTTATTTACTTTATACATGAGAGAGTATGGAATAAGATATGAGAGTAGCAATAACAGGAACATCAGGACTTGCAAAAGTAATTAAGGATACACTAGAGTCAACACCTTTTAGAGGACAGACTATTGAAGTGTCACCTATTCGTTGTGAGGACATAACTGCAAACAAAGAGAACTGTTGGATATACAGAGGTCATAGACCTTGCGATGTTCTTATCAATCTTGCACATCAAGACCAAACAAAGATATTGGGAATTACACATCGTGCATGGGAAACTGAAAAGACCAAATACATAATCAACATTTCATCACGTGCTGCTCGTCCTAACATATCTAAAGGATATGAGTATGCAGCTGAGAAAGCACAACTCAATCACCTTGCAGATAATCTACAATTCAATTCTAAGAAACGATATAAGATGACAACCATTAACTTGGGATTACTTGAACATGATCTACCAAGTGTTAAACATCAGGATGTCGCAGGATTGATACATAAACTTATTACCTCATATCCTGATTATGAAGTGTCAGATATTACACTTCAAGCACATGCAAACTATGTAGATGTGCAAAGTGATAAAGAAACCCTTAAAGAAATGGAGAGGTTTACTAAATAATACTATGAGTATTGAATACAACGACTTTGGATTCACTGCATTAGATGGTGATGAACTTGCATCTATCGACACTAAGATTGTCGAAAAGACCACTAGTGCAACTGAAGTAATCCAAAACTTAGATAACTTTATCAGACCACTCCTAGAAAATCTTGCAAAGGATTCTGATAAAGATTACATCTACTGGCCTAACAGAGTAGAGATCATCAACAAAAAAATCGAAGAATTAAATCTAATTCAAAAAAATCTATAAAATCCATTGACATTGCATAGTATTTTTTGATACTATAACAACATTAATTATGGAGAACCTAATGCAAAACGCAGAAGAATATTATGTGAAACTTGGTCAACGATTGATCAAGGATTGCGAAGAAAACAAGATATATGCAAGTAACTCAAAACAACCATTAGAGAAACAGAGTGAACTGGATGCAAAATGGAATGCAGCTGTTACTGCAGGTAATAAGTTAGTCACATACGGAACTGTATGGACTCGTTTTAAATCTATTGATGATCTGACCCAACTTGAGAAACAGGTTGTGTTAGAACAAATTGCAGTATAACTGCCCTCGTAGTTCAATCGGATAGAACAACGGTCTTCTAAACCGTAGGTTGCAGGTTCGATTCCTGCCGAGGGTGCCAAATGGAGAACCACATGATAAATGAAATAATCAATGTCATTCTTTTATTACTAGTTTATGGGTGGTTATTCATCACACTAGGGACTGTCATATACCTATTGGGGACAGTCTTCTATCTTACCTATGACTTAATACGTCATACGTTGCCTGAGTGGTGGAAATAGGTATACACAAGGGACTTAAAATCCCTCGACTTTACGGTCATGCGAGTTCGATTCTCGCCTCAGGCACCAAAAAATCCTTTAAAATCAGACGTTAAAAAGCTTGACAAAGGGTCTCACTTTTTAGTATACTATACACATGATGAAAAAAGGAGACAATATGGAACGCAACGTAGACAATCTTTTACCCCTTGTGCAGAAATTATGTGATGACATTAATGATCTGCATATCAAGGAATACCCCACACTTACTGAGTATCATACCTATTTTGAGGTTGCACGTAAGTATGTTAAGGTGATTACCAACACTGGTAACCAACGAACTGTTTGGGGTTTCATTAACAAATCAAATCCCAAGTTTGAGATAGGAACTGTTCTCAAAGCTGCAGGTTGGGCGACTCCAACTCTGAATGCAGGACGTGGTAACCTGTTCGATGGATACGAAATCAGAGGGATGAGAAAGTACGGCCCTGACTATTTAATCTAGGAGATATTTTATGAAACTTGTTATTCAAACACAACACAAAGAGAACTACGGTTTCCACGACTGGGATGGTAAGGGTGAGTGTCCTCAATACTGGAAGTTCAAAGGTGGTGACACTTATGTGGTGAATAACTTGTCTTCATCTTCAATGAACAAGATTGCAAATGAGGGTATTCCAACTCTAACAAGTCTCATTGAGTTTTCTCACGATGGGTTTGAGGAGTACATCCTTGATTGGGAAATCGTTGAGGATGATGCTCAGGAATGTGCAGAGTGGGAAAATCCCATTGAGTTTCAATACGTCGATGGTAAGTGGACGTGTCTTCGATTCGTCACCAACGACGAGTATGGTTACATGAGGAAAGAAATCCTCGCAAAGAGTGAACAGTGGACACCATTAAAAGATGGTGAGAGAACTGACTATGCATGTCAGTACAAAGTTAAACAAGGGTGGTTCGATGGTAACGACCCCAAATTAAAAGAATTATTAAATTAGGAGTAGATTATGGCAAATGCAAAATTAGATAAGCTGTATGATGAAAAGTGGGACTTGGAATCTGCAGTTAATAAAGTGAATAACATTACTAAAGATGTTAAGTACATTGACTTCTTCTCTATCTACAACAAGGTTACAAATGTTGCAGAAGAGTTGGGTATGGACGTATCTGATTCATCTGACCTTGAGTGGAAAATCAAAGAAGTCAGAGAAAAAATCAATGCACTTGAATCTGCAATGTACGATTTAGTAGAACCATTTGAGGATGCAGTCAGAGATAAAGGTATCGAGATTGATGACCTTGAGTGGGAACTTGAAGAGGCAGTAGCATGAAATGGTTACTGTTTAAAATCTTTGTAGGGATAATGATCATAGATGAATTCATTATTCTTGCATTAATTATTATGGGGATAATATGAGATTAATTATTGGATTGATACTAGTACTCGGTGGAGTCGGTGGGATGGAACAGAATACGGAAACCCTCTTCCCATTAGACAGTATTAGTGTTATAATAGTAGGGTTAGGATTAATGACTTGGTTTGCTTATGACCAAGAGGAGAATGATTATGACTATTGATAATGATAAAGTCATCACAACGTTTGTAGATGACTGTGGAGTGGAACACCACATTAGTGACTTTGCACCAAGTCCTGAAGACGAACTACCTGAGGGTGTTTGTGTTTGTGGTGAAACCAATTGTGCAGATGAATATGCACATACAACCAGTGGATATTGATGGGTATATTTGATATTCTATTTGGAATAGTTTTCTGCACACTTGCAGGAATTTTTTGTTATGGTGCAATTCATATCAATGAAGAAAGACGAAAGAATAAATATATTCCACTTCCTTGGGAAAAGGGTGGATATTTCGATAAGTCCAAAGTTAAAACAACCGATGGAGATAACACATGAATAGATATGGAAAGGTTATCAATGATCGTGTAAACCGTGATTTTCTTAATACACTCATTGGGTTTGGAACAGGTGCATTTCTCAGTGCATTTTTAGTATTCGTACTAATGTTTTCATCCAAAGTAGAAGCCTACGATGCAAACGGAGAGGCATTCTGTCTCGCAAAAAACATTTATTTTGAAGCTGGTAATCAACCTATGATTGGTAAGGTTGCAGTGTCACATGTAGTGTTGAATCGTGTGGATTCTAGTCTATATCCTGACACTATTTGCGATGTAGTGTATCAGGCACAATGGAAAATTAACTGGAAAGGTAACGAAGTTCCAGTCAGAAACAAGTGTCAGTTCAGTTGGTTCTGTGATGGTAAGTCAGATGAACCAGTCGATAGTAAAACATGGATTGAATCAATGTTAATTGCAAGACGAGTCATGGAAGGTGAGTGGTCTGATGTAACAGAAGGTGCAACCCATTATCATGCAGACAGTGTATTACCTTACTGGGCATCCAGTCTGAATCGTACAGTAACAGTTGACAATCATCTATTTTATAAATGAAGGTTACAAGCGTACATAGAACTAAGTGGGGTTCATACAACGATAGAAACAATAGTTTTGATGATGGAGAAGACATCAAAACTTTTTTTGATATGGTTAATAAAGATGAGTCTTTAAAAAAATATCTCACTTCGTTCTTACCTGAAACACCTGATCATCTAAGGAAACATCCTGATGGTCAGTATGGTGTTGACATAGGTATTGTATGCAAGGGTGAAATCATAGGTACAATAGACATAGAAAGATGGAGAGAATGGAATCCTGACTGGCCAGATTATTATAAACACATTCATTTTCTTGCACGTAAAGAAAAGTTTTTAAAACAATCAGACAAACCATTCTTTATGGCAAATATGAATTTCAACAGAACAAAAGTTTTAATGATATCAAGAAATGATATTGAACAATACCCAACGAAGGAAAAGTATTTCCATCGTAAAGGAGTGTCAGATATGGTTAGAGAGTTAAAGATATCTGATGGAGTTATATTTGGTGAGGGTATCACTGAAAAGGAAAGGAGTATATTCAAATGTTCAGAGAATATTTAAAGAATACAGATTATCCGTATGATGGAGTGCAACATGTTTATGCATTCCCTAATGGGTATGGTGCAAGTGTAATCAAACACGATTACAGTTATGGTGGTAAAAAAGGTTTATGGGAATTAGCGGTTCTCAAAGACGAAGATATGTGTTATACTAGTGGTATAACAGAAGACGTACTTGGACACTTGTCTTGGGAAAACGTCGAGAAATATTTAAAACAAATAATGGAACTGTGAATTTATTTTACTTACACAAAAACCCTGACGTGTCTGCAACACTTCATTGTGACAAACACGTGGTTAAAATGATTATCGAATATGCTCAGATGTTGAGTACTGCACATAGAATATTGGATGGTACACAATACACTGATGCATCAAGTGGTCGCAGGATACAAAGATGGAGACTTGACCCTGATAGAGAAGATATCTTATACAAGGCTTCTCATATCAATCATCCATCCACTCAATGGGTACGTGAAAACAAACAACAGTACATGTATGCATATCACATGTTTGTTTCATTGTGTAATGAATACACTCATAGATATGGTAAAAAACATCTGACCGATACTAAACTCAGAGAGATTCTATACTATTCACCTGATAACATTACACTAGGTGAATGGAAAGAACCACCTCAGTGTATGCCTGATGATGTGAAAGTGGAAAATGATTCTCTTTCTGCATACCATAAATACTATGCAGTCTATAAAAAAGACTTTGCAAAATGGACTAAAAGAGAAGTCCCCCAATTTATGAGTATGTGATATGCCAACATATGTGTTTTTAAATAATGATACTGGTGAGATAGAAGAACATGTAATGTCTTACAAAGTATTAGACGAATTCAAAGAAACCAATCCCCATCTTAGACAACAAGTAACATCTGCAAATATTGTGGGTGGTGTTGCAACCAACTTCAAAGTTGATGATGGGTTCAAAGAAGTATTATCCAAAGTGGGTGATGCACATCCAGGCTCTAATGTTCATGCAGAACATGGAACGAAAGACATCAAAAGAGAAAAGACACTTGCGACTGTCAAAAAGCATGTAGACTTACAGTCAAGAAAGTAGTATAATAAATTATGGAAATTAGAACATCAACACTTGAGATAACTGACTTAGAAAGACTAGACCTTAAAACAGAACAGGTAGATGGTAAACGATTTTATGTCGACACTCAGGGAAACAAATATCCTAGTGTCACAACTGTCACCAGTCTTTTAACTAGAGATCAAATCAAGTTATGGAGAGAACGAGTAGGAGAAGAAGAGGCGAATCGTGTATCGAAGAAAGCAACGTCACGTGGAACACGTATTCACCAACACATCGAAGACTATTTAAGAAAGGAAAAACCTTACATTGAGTTTAAGAATGTCTTAGAAGAGGCAATGTTCAAAGGTGTTAAACCAGTGTTAGATGGTATCATTCCACTTGCACTTGAAGCACCACTATACTCATCACACCTAAAGATGGCAGGACGTGTTGACTGCATAGGAATGTTTGAGGGAACACTAACAGTAATCGATTTCAAAACATCAGAGAAGTATAAGAAAGAAGAATATGCAAAACCTTGGTTTGTTCAAATGACTGCATACTCTCTGATGGTTGAGGAACTTACAGGAGTTCCTATTGAAGAATGTATGGCATTAGTCTGTTTACCTGATGGTAACTTTCAAATGTTTTTTTGTAATCCTATTGATTATGTAGATGATGTACTTCAACTACGTAAACAATATGAAAATTTATACGGAGTATAGTATGGAAATTGAAGTCGGAAAAGAATATACGATTTATCCGAAATTTAAAAAGTCGTATGTAGAACGTGAAGTGTTCAAAGATAACGATAGTGAAGATAGAGTTGT